TGCCCTTCTTTTCAAGACGGTACAACAAAGCGTTATTGTTGCTTACGTTATTCGCAAGCTTTTTACTACGGTTTTCAATCGTAGTGGTGACGATTTCTGAAAGATTAGGTGTTGGCATTGTATTAACTCCTATGAACTTGCGCGAAGGTTATATTCAAGTTCTTCACGCAAACTGCGATTGCTGTTGTTCGGACTTGTTGACGGGTCGCCGGTAGGCGAACCATTGATACTTGCACTGGCGTTCGCTGCACGTTTTGCATGTTCATCCGGTACGTTCTGCGGCTTTGGTGGTACCGTGTTTTGCATTTGTTGGCGTATTGTAGGATTGCTCCAACACGCGTTATCGTATGCAATCGACAATACCTCTGCCGCATTTTTATCGGGGTGCGCTGTACGCGCCGCTTGCACAAACGGTAAAATGTCGTCACCGAGTTGTTCGAAGTACGGGCGCTTTAAAGCACCTGTTTCGTCTTTTTCGGTTGCTACGGCTTCTACCGCCTGTATATTGGCGTTGTGCGCTTGTTCTTGCTCACGTGACGTAAACGTTTGTACAGTCTGCGTCAATTGTGCTACTTGACCTTGCAAAGCTGCAATCTCTGGATTTATCTGCCCTTGTTCGTCCATCTGGTCTAATAACGCGTCCAAGTCGATACCACGCTGCTGCGCAAACCACGTTATGAATTGGGCGGGGTCTGCTGCTGCGAAGTCTGATAGCTTGAACAACTCTGCCACGGCTTGCGGGGCAGATAGGCCATCTTGTGCAAACGCTGCACGGCGTGGCCCTAAAACATGTTGTTCCAGTGCATCAAACTCGTTGTACCTTGTTGCACGTTCATTCAAAGCTTGCGTAGTACGTGCAACGTATTGTTGCAGTTCCGGCGGCAACGCCTTAAATTGCTCTTGTTCTACTGGCGTCAATGACGTCAGTACGTTTGCGTCAACGGCTGCGGCGGGGGCGGCTTGGCCCTTCGCGGCGTTGTACGCGTCAATTTCACTTTGGCTGGCGTATGTACCGTCTAGGTGACGGAATTTACCTTCTGCGTCTTGCTCCAACGCGGGTGCCTGTACCACTGGTGCGGCGGCGGCGGCTGCGGGTTCGGCATTAGCATCAGGTTCTTTAAATGCGTCTGTCAGTGCATCGCGTAACGAAGCGGCGTCAGTGCTTGCGGGCGGGTCTGCTGGCCGTTCGTGCGACGGTATTGTATCGGCGGGACGGTTAACCGGTGCCGCTTGCGTATCCGGCAAAGCGCCGTGTTGTGGTGCAGTATCAAACTCCCCACTGGTTAAGTCGCTGGTTAAGTCATAATCGGCCATTATCTACTCCCTAGTTCTTGCATCGCTCTAATCACGTCGGGGGCAACGCGGCCCATTGGTGAACGTTCTATGTTGGTACTACTGCCTATTTTCATGTCGCCAGCCTCAACAACACCATGACGGTTCATGTGTTCGCGGTGTGTCGAACGGCTAGTTACAAACGTTTTGCCGTCAAGCGGCGAAAGGTACTCTAACTTGTCTGGCATGATAGTTGCACTAGCACCAAGGCTACCATCCCACGTACCGCCAAATTCGGGGCGCAGGTAGCGTTTACCACCCTTGCCCGAATAGGTCTTGTACTTGGGTACTAAACGCGTGTGACCGTCTACACTCACGTAAGACTTGCTGCCTACGTGGTGTTCGTCATACTCGTAAAGATTAACCTCTGTTGCCATAAAACCCCTTTAAAGCCTATATCCTGCAAACCTGTGCCACCGTCAAGCGATTTCTGGTCCCGTGGGTGCCAATTGTTCGGCCACGGCGGTTGTAGCGTCCAGTTCAAGCCTTTCGTCTTCCCTAGCCCCCTCTGCGGCCTCTAGCGCAAGCCGTTCGGCCTCAATCTCGCCTTCCATTTCAAGCTGCCGCTCCTTAACGGCAACTTCACGCTCACGGATAGCGAGTTCACGTGACTTAGTATCGCGTTCAAGCGCAAGCTTCTCTTGTTCCACCTGTATTTTAAGCGTTGCAATCTTTTCAGCCGATGCCGCCTGTATCTGCGCCATCTGTATACGCTCTTGCGAAGCGAGACTTTCAAGTTGTTGTTTAGCCTGTGTTTGCATTTGTGCGGCCTGTACTTTAGCTTGCTCCGCTGCGGCCTTGCCATCGTCTTCTGGTTTAGGCGGCGGTGCGTTTTCTAGCGTCTTGGTAAATTCTTCGAACGCTATTTCAATTGGGCGTGCTGACGTAAACGTGTTAACGGTGAACATCATAATCGAACCGAGCAAACCGCGCATGTCAGGGTACTGCATAACCATCGGCGCAGCCTGTTGCAGATACGCGCCAATAGCAGACAGGAAGGCCATACGGTCTTCGCGCTCTTTGGCTTCATCGGCAAGTATTGTACTATCTGTCTCAATACCTACCATTGCGCAACGCTGGCGCTCGTCACGTAGCATTGCGGCCACTTGGCCGAACATAACTTCGTCGGGCGTTTGCACGTTCGGTATCGCAAGACCGGCTTGCTGCGCTTGCATTTGCTGCTGTTGCTGCTCTTGCTTGCCTTCCATAGTAAGCGCAAAACCGCTGTACATCATTAGCGTTTGGTCGCTAAACTGTTCGAACGCAATTTCAGACATTATGCGAATAATATCGCGGCAGAAGCGTTGTACTTCGCGTTGCATCGAACGCAAACGACCACCGGCCCAATCTGCTTTAATCTGCTGCGCACCGAGCGTTTCAGACGCCTTGCTAACACCACGTACAATATCGCTAAAGCCGGTTATCTCGTATATTTCGGCTTTGACAATCTCGCGCTGTTTGTACAGTTCATTTAAAGTGTTTGCAACGTCCTTAATCGGCAACCATTGCACTGAACCGTTTAGGCCACCGGCTTGGGCGAACATCGCCCAATTATCGACGGAAACCATCTTATTTCCCGGCCCATTTAAAAGCATTTCAAGGTTTTTCTGCGCACCGTCATAAACACCGCGTACCTTTAAAGCTTCTGTTAGGTACCGAATACGCTGCGTTAAACGGTTAAGTTCTTCCGCTTGCGCTTTGTACTGCGAGTAAAACGACTTAGGTACAAACTTGCTGTTGCTCTTGACCGCACGCAACGGGCGCGGGCATGGGAAAAAGTGCTTAAGCTTAAGCGGGTCTTCTTTTTCGTCCAGCATTTCGGGACTGTCTGCGGAGTACCAGTAAACTTTTTTGTCTACCTTGTTCCATATTTCCCATATAATAGCTTGTTGTCCAAGCATCGCTGCTTCTTCGCCTAAACTATCGTCACTTTCGGGCTTGTTGTGGCTAAACGACATTTTGTTTGCCTTTTCAGCGCCGAAACGATTTGTCGCGTCTTCTTTCCCGAAGTACACCCGCCGTGCAACCCAAGGGACAGTCTGCCATGTACGGGCGGGGCCAGTACGAAAATCTTTCCAGTGTACGTAGTCAAGCGCAGCACCTTCATACGATACGCGCTGTGTAGCTGGCGCACCTTCTTGTGCCGGTACGTCTTCAATTGTAGCTTCGTAACGCACCCAAGCGCAGCCTAGACCGGCTAGCACGTAGTCTTCGACGACATTTTCCATAACATCGTCAAATTCGACTTCTTCCATTAAGTACTGCGTAACAACTTCTAGCATTGTCGCGGCAAGCGTTACTTTCGGATTGTTGACGTCCGAAAAGCGTTTCGTTGCCTGTACTTTAGGTGTTTGACCGTACAGTGACGGCTTAATCGTTTCGGTGGACGAATATAGGATATTGTACTTATCGTTACCGGTGTATTGTTCGTTAGACTTTTCGCCGCGATACTCGCACTCTACCTTATCACCGTCTAAATGAAAGTTCTGGTAACGCTTGTCGGCCTTGCTAATCTGCTCTTGCCAATACGAAACGTTGTTCGGTGTTTCAAGCTTTAAGCCCACGTCTGCCATTTAAATGCCCCTACCAGTTCGCCGGATTATTGGCGTCATTGTCTTCATGGTCGCGCCAAATATCATCTAAGGTAGCGTTTTGCAATAACCTTATTTTCGACGCGTCATGTTTTTTAGGGGCGGGGCGTGTCCAAGGCCGTGACATGACACCATACCGCACCGTATCGGGCGCGTGGTCCTCACCCTCTGTGTTAGCATCCTCTGGACGGTCATCGTCGTGTGTTAGCGCGGGCAGTGTCCGTATCGTGTGTACGCACGTGTCAAAAAAGTACAGCATTGGTGTACCCACGCCATTGTCTATTTCGGGGTCGCCGTCCATACCGCACAAACGTTCGCGTACCATGTCCCATCCGCCGATACGGTTATTGTCAGCCTTGCGAAAGAATACGTCTTCTTTAGCCATACGTTCCGCGTGCGAAGGCCCACCATCCCATTTAAATGCGCTAGGGTCAATGACGCCGTATGTAATTTCTTCGCCTTCTTCGCGCCGCTTGATACCTTCACCGACTTTGCGGGCGTGTAGACGCAGACCAACGTTGACTTGTCCTTGCACCTGTCCGTACCACTCACGGTAGCAGACCATAGCGCCGCTAGGGATATAGGGGCCATCTGGTAATTGATAGCCGTCCGATATAGCAAACCATAGCACGCAAAACGGGCTAGAACTGCCCCAATCCATTGCGCGAAACTTAAGCCAGTGGCGCGGCACGACAAACGGTTTAATGACATGCTTTGCGGTACTGAACTCCGAAAAGTACGCGCCTGTGATTGCGTTCCAGTCACCTTCTAACCACGCCTTGACAAGTTCGGGCGAACCTATCTCGCGCAAACGTGCAATGTACAACGGGTCGTTATCTAACAGTATCTTGTTGTCGTACACTTTTGACGGTATATACATACGTGACGTTGTATGCCCGTCTTCGTCCGTTTTGGTGATTAAATCCATACCCAACGGTGCGGGGTCGATAAAATAGTTTCGCACCGCATGGTGCCCAATACCGCCGGGATTTGCAGACGCACGAATACGCTTGTGCTTGGCACCTTGTGCCGAACGCAAACACGCTTTAAGCATGTTGTACGATTTAAGGTCCGGCCAGTTACCGAGTTCGTCCCATCCTATCCACGAATACTGGTGGCCTTGGTACAAGCTTGCATCGTTTGCCGTTTCTAAGTGGCGAAACTTGAGCGTTGCACCGCTAGGGAATACAAACGTCTTTTCTGCAACGCGGAATATCGCACCGTATGGCAAAAACATTTCTTTTGCACGGTTAAGTAGTTCTTCTAGTTCGGGGTACGACCTACGAAAAATAATACCGCGCCATATAGCGCCTTGGTCAATATCTTGTAAAAAGTCACCTAGCAAAAAGTCGGACTTACCGCCGCCGCGTGCACCGCCGAACAATAGTTCATCGACAAAGCTTGCTGCAACGGCTAGTGACTGCGGCCCTATCTGTGGCTCCCACAATGGCCCCCACAATGGCCCCCACACTGGCCCCCCGTTATGCCCGAAACCGGCTGTCGGTTGCGGGTGTTCCGGTGGCTTGCTTTGCGCAGCGCGTATTGCACCGAAACTTTGTAACATTTAAATGCCTTCTACCAAGTCAATGCGGTAGTCTTCTGGCGGTACAATCTGACTGCGCAGTTGCGGCATGACGTAGTTAGCCAAATTGTTCGGCATGTCGCCCACGGTGATTAAATGCGTCAACGTCACACCCTTTAAACGTATCTCAACGTCATCAATGCTGTTTGCGATACAAAAGCGCAGTTCGGCACCATTTTCCGTTTCAATCGTGCGTTTCGGGTAGCTAATCTTCATACCCTTGGCGTGGCTGGTGTTTTGCATCGTGTTAATCGCCTCTTGAAACGCGATATTCAGTATTTCACCATTAGCGCACATTACTACGCATTTCCAGTTACCTTGGAATATGTGTGCATTGCGTCTAAATGCCTTTAAAGCATCGCTATATCTACTGTACATCCTTTGTACTCCTAAATAAGCTTGGGCCTTTGCGGGTAGTCTACGCACTGCGCCTTAAGGCACCGATTGAACGTCATATCCGCCACCCTTCCATGTTATCCGGTACATCGACAAACTCTGCTTCAATCACCGGCTCTTTAAATGCAAGTTGCTTGGCTGCTAAAACTTCATCTTGTGCCATTTTAGTTTGCGCGGCCATCGCTAACCACTCTTGAAAGTTCTCTGCACGTGGCATGTTGTTAATCTGTACAGGGCCATTGTACGTATTGCCGCCGTCTTGTTGCTTGCTGTACTTAGGTACGTTAGCTTCTAGTAGTTTTACTAGCAAACCATCGCTGTATACCGTTTCCTGCGCAACTTCCTCACCTTTGTAGTACACGCCCTTTTGTACGCCGTGCACCGCACGCTTATAGGCCGCGTGTTCTAACCCCATGTACCCGATGTTACGTGCTTCTTCTATCTTTTCGCGTACTTCTTCATCGTCCTTGCACCAGTTGCTAACGAAGTGAAGACTGACGCCGCACGTTTTACACGCCGCAAATAAGTCACCACACGTAGCAACCAGTGCCGTTACTAGGCCGTCTAAAGTTTCCTGCGTCCGCATTAGGGGTAAAACTTGCGGTCTAGTTCGAAGTGTGGGCCATCTTTAAATGTGCGCCAGTCACCACCCCATATAATCGGTACTTTCTCGATACGGGCGGCTTCTTTGATAATCGGCGCAAGCTTGCGGTACAGCGGCCATGCCCACGATACCGCACCGTCTACCAAAGGTGCAATGTCAACCGCGTGGCTCCATGCCTTGTTACTGACCAACGGTACCATCTTGCCCGTTTTAGGGTCGCTGGTGACACGGCTAATCTTGGGCAAGTGACGGCTGTTCATGGTGCGTGACGCGCCAGACGCCACATATTTTTTCTGTGTTTCGAGTGTCCGTGCGACCTCTAGTACTGTCCAGTCAATATCGGCAAAAGGGCCGGTACCGGATATTTCGGCGGCACGTACCAATACCCGCTGTAGGTCGGGGTGCGCTTGGTTTAGACGCTCTAACGAACGCAATGAGTACTTAATTGGCATGATAATACTCCCTGTTGCCCGTGTTAAACAGATGCGATTGTGCCGGTCGCCCCGCCGCCTAGTTCGACATACAAGCCATAAGAAAATGCGAACGGCATAGGCACGAACTGTCCAGCCACTACCGGCAATGACGCCACTAATATAGGGCTGGTAGGTTCGGGGCCGTTGCGCAACTGGATTGTGCCAGCCGTGGAAGCAAGAAACCCGCCGATACGTACGAAATGTGCGGAAACAGGGCCGGAAGCGGCCAACGGTGTAGCGTTGAAACTTTCTGAAAATACGGACATAATCATTACCCCTTTAAATGGTTGCTCCGCAATATCCTAATGTCGGGGGTGTTTGCAAGCTTTAAATTGCGCCGTGGTTCGATTAGGTAAAAACGAACAGAACCGTAACCGTTTTATTTCAGAAAAATTATATGGGCGTTTTAGCGGGGGGTGGTACTAGGTGAACTAGAGTTTAAAACGAACAGACTATAACCGTTTTAAAATAGGAAAATTTTGGTGTGTTGGCATACAACTATAACGGCACCCGCCCTGCCGCCGAGGTACGTGGGGGTCATGTGATGTTATATCATGCCACGGAACAAAACGGGAACTGTATCAGCGATTTAACATAATACGTATTATCGCGCTATCGGCCATTATCACATTGTTGCGCGTTTTAGCTTCTCCGGGCAATTTTCACGGCGTATTGTGGGCGCGTCGGCGTGCCGTGCACCGAATAATAGGCAGCTACCACGGTTGACCCCTGCCCGATGTATACTTAATTAATACTTATTGCCGCGAAGTACAACACATTTAAATGATGTAC